AGTTATGAGATTCTAGACTTTCTGTAGTCATCCTAGAGTTGGGATTTATCTTGGCTTCATCTTCTAAAATCCTTTGTCCACAGTTGGGGCACTTTATCATCCTTCGGTGTTCTATATAACCCTTTGGATCTTTTGGGTAGTTATCCTTAACAGGATGTAGGTCATAGTCATCAAATTCAAACTTACAACCACATCTGAAACAGGTTGTAACGTACTTATAAGCTAATATCCTTATCATATCTTAATGAATTTTGTTAAGAAACTCTTGTTCGTACTGCTTCATCTCCTTCTTGAAATATTGTGGATATTCCTTGATGGAGATATGCTTATATTTCTCATGCTCTTTCATATATTCCTCTACACTGAAATCAGGTTGTAACATTTTATTATAATCATACCCAGGAATAAAAGGTAGTTCTTCTGCCATGGATCTACCAATAGAGAAGTCCATATCCATATCTACATCATCGATACTAAATCCAAAATACTTCTTGGTTTGCGGATTACGAAGAATATCCCAGAAACTATGAAGGATCCAGGTATTTATATTTTCTGGTTCAGTATTCCAATATAGAGCATCGTGAACCGTAGCTACTTCCTCCATCCATGGGAATTTACCTTGTCTCATACCCCAATAGATTAGTACAGATCCAAAAGCAGTCATACAAGCTGCTGCGGATTGTACTGGGAAATTCAAGCTTAATCTAATAGCATAAGCTTCCTGCTCTCTATCTCCTGAGAAGATTTCAGGGAGTCTTCTTTTAGCTCCAAATAGAGATACTAGATACCCATGTTTCTTAAGGAATCTCTCTTGCTTAGTCTTAAACTTGAGCAGATTAGGGTGTTCCTCGAAGAATTCATCCATTTGTTTCTTTGCTTCTTCCTTTGTTACTACTAAACCAGATTTTGGATCTGATAACTTTACTGCTAAAAGAGCTGGACCAATACCATAGATCAAACCGAAAGCAATTTGTTTAGCTTGTTTTCTTCTGTTCTTCCATAACTTATGATCTGGATGATCTTCGTCCTCATATATCTTAGTTGCTTCTTCTATTGGTACTCCATATTTTTTAGCAGCAATAGCTAAGTGGGGATCGGCACCCTTTGCAAATGCCTGTAAATAAGTTTGATCATTTGCTAAATGCGCCATGACTCTCAGCTCGCAATTATGAACTCGTATACCATTTGGACTAAATTCATGGACAGTATCTACTTCCATATCATATACTTCCCTTTCTCCTACTTCTTCTATACTCTCTACTAATTCATATTTATATTTATAAACCTCTAACCATTTCTGATCTAACTTTACGAGGTCTTTTAAATAGGGCTTAAGTGTAGAGTTAATCATTCTACTCTTTCGTAGTGAATTTCTATAAGTTTTATAAAACTCTTCAGTTCTGGGTAAATCTTGATAAATCTCCAAAGGTATTCTTTGAGTTGGACAGTGAGAAGCTAAATTTGCTGGTCTAGCTCCTACCTTATACTCTATACATTCCTCACAATCTCTAACCTTACGTTTTAATCGAAGGTATTTCTTTAATCTCTTGAGAGCTTTTGTAGATTGTACAATTAAATGATATGCTGGAAATTCTTTACCATTTAACTTAGTAATGGATCTTCGTATTATACCATGAAAACCTACTGATTGAAATAATACTTGAAGTTGAGAGATATATTCTTTACATACCGAGGTATATCGAAATCTTCCACTACCTATACTACCATCCGAATCAACCTGACCCGCAATAAAATTCATTTTGGATTTCCAATCTGCTCTTAATATTATATCTGGAAGATACATCTTATGTGAATCAAATTTAGGGTATTTCCTTTCAAACTCCTTTACTACATCGCTGTAACCTCGGATTGCTCTAGTTTTACGTAATGGGTCATTAAACTTACATTTAAAATAATTCTCAAGTATAGGTCTTAACTCTTCTCTATCGGTACCAGTTGAAAAGGATATACTACGATCTTTGCTAGTTCGCTTATTACATGAAGTTAAAGGATAAAATCCATCCCCATAAAATAATCCTGCAATATAAGCTTCATCGGAATCTATATGAATGGATCCACAACCTTTAGATTCTCTAAATGATTCTATATAGAGGGAAGATCCTGGTACTAGATCTTTTGCTAAAGTATATCCATCTTTAGACTTTACGGGATGTTCTTCGGTTAATATTAACTCCCTACCTGTATTCGTGGTGATCTTAATACATTTAGCTTTACCCTTATTAGCTAGTACATTTATATTAAAAGGTTTAGCATTATGTTGCCCATAAGGGTCAGTTAAATATATTTTATCAATACCTGGTTTTATATCCTTTAACCTCTTTATACCCTCAGTTGTAAAAATAAATGATTCTCCATCTATACATTGGCTATAATCGCAAACCAAATATAATTTATTGGGTTTAGCTACAAGTTGCTTCTTTATGTTAGGATCTACTGAGGTCTTGGGGACCTGTTGTAAATTGGGATCAGCTGAGGACCAGCGCTGGGAGTCAGTACCGTGTATATTATATTTACCATGTAAGCAACTATCATCTTGGACTTTTTCGTGCCAACCTTCGATATAAGTTGTATACATCTTTTGAAGCCCTCTTAATTCCAATAATTTATCCAAGAAGATTGCTTTTGGAGATTCTGGATTCTTTACCGTTAATCTTAGCTTAACTAATGTCTCTTCATCTGTCGAGGGTTTGCCTGTATCTGATTGCTTGATTACCTCAAAGTTGAACCCTTCCTCTGAATACAAAAGCTTTGGTAATTCCAGATTAGACCCCAAGTTCAGTGGTCTTACTAAATCCTTTTCCTTTTGAGTTGTGAATATACCTGCTTTTATATTAGATATTTTCTGTTGTCTGCTAGAGATTTTCCTTGCATCTTTTGGATTATTCTCATCGAGTTGTTCTAATTCCTCTTCTAGAGCATTTATATAAGCTTGTACTCTACCCTCCTGAAGTTTCTTTTGGAATTTTTTTACTTTAGGTAGCGAGTAGATAATTTCATTGGCTTGGTCAATCTTTGGTTTATAAGTTTCGAGTAATTCTTGGTTGAATCCTTTATCCATATACAAACCATTTTTCTCTAGAGAAGTTACTACTCTTGAGCAAGCCATTGTAAAGTTTCTGTAGTACTTATACAAACCTTTATCGATTAACTTTTTCTCAAAGAAGATTGATAATCTCAGAGTGTAATCCGTGTCCTGACATCCATACCTACAGAGTTCTTCGAGTGGCTTCTGATCCCAGGGAATCTTATCGAATTTATCTTGCTTCTCATAATCTCCGTATTCTGGAAGGAATCTACGAACCATATCCTTCAGACCATTGGGACGTTGTTCATCTAGAACATATTTTGCAAGCATACCATCTATAGCAACTCCCCGATAGTAGATGTTATACTTCTCCATAATCTGATTATCGAATTTAAGGTTCCAACCTACCTTGATGATACTTGGATTTTCGATAAGATGTTTACCGAGATATTTGAGTTCTTTTAACCAGTTCCATCCTGGTTCGCAATAGGCTTCCGTTTCTGGATGATCCAGAGGAATAGAACAACCAAAACCAGGCATATAACTAACTGATAGAATAGTTGGTTTAAATGTCTGGTTATAGATAGGGGAAGCGTCGGTCTCGAAATCGTAGCAGCAGTACTTAGTATACTTGCAACATTCGATTAGTTTCCTAACCTCCTTGTGAGTTTTTAATATTTTATACCTTGTTTCCATACGCTTATACATTATAAAAGGAGCTACCTATATTAAGATAGCTCCTGGTATTACTTATTCGAAGATGTCTTCTATATTAGAGTTTAGTAGATCCCAATCTTTTCTATAAGCATGAAGTGAATCGATTGTGTGATATAAATATCCCGGTAATACCCCAACCTTCTCTGCTACATATTCCATTAATCTCCAAGCTAGATAGATATCATCTCCCAAATGGGCTAAAAAATCTGCCGATCTTTGGTGATAACAGATATTAAGTTGTTTTTGACCTTTTGAGTTTTCTCGAATAAGAAAATCATAGTACATAGAGCAAGGAATACGAGCATCACCATGATAGTGATCACCGTCCAAGTCTCCGTATATATTGATAACTGCTTTACGGGTGTCCTGATCATCATTTAATAATTGAATTACTGCTTTAAGTTTAGTAAGGATTTGATTGTGATATAATACTTTGGTGTTTAATCTCTCGGCATAGGTGTAATCAAATTTGTTACCATGTACCAGAAATTCCTCCCACATATCCCTATTTAATTTGTAGGCAGTACCTGGATTGATTTGATGTCCAGATACTCGTTCCTCAAATTCTTTTTCTGCCCATGGTCTAGCATTTGTGTATACAAAGAGATATTCTGGATCCGGTAACTTTGTTAAGCAATACTGTTGACAGATAATCTCTTTTGTAACCATGGTTGCTTCGCCCTCAATGTTTTTGTTTTGATAAGTTTTGGGTTTAACTGTTTGCCCATAACTGTTGAGCTCTCTGCCTAATTCAGACATCAGCTCTTTAGCGTTGCTATAAATTCTCATCGTTTTGAAATTAAAGTTGCTAACTCATGAAATGTAATCTCAGTGAAACTAGCCGTTCCGTAAAATACTGAACTAGGCATAGTATAGATAATCTGATTTATCAAATTCTTATAGATAACTACTTTTCTTGAAGTTTCTGAATCTATACCTTCATCGAGAAGTACTAGAAGGATTCCTGGACCCCTGTAGTACTTCTTATGATTATCAGATTTATAAGCCATTCTTTTTCTTAAGTCTACTCTTATATCTTTTTCGTTGACTGTATGAGATACAGTTTTCAGGGTATTCAATGTCTTCATATTCCAATTTCAAGTTTCGTGCTAATAGCGGTTTGTATTCATAAAGATCAGGACGTAATACCTTGTAACTTCTAAAGAATACCTTGAAAGATTGGAACTTCTCGGGACCATTCTCCTTAAACTTCTTGAATGTATCCTTCAACTGTTGAATCCAAGCATTCTCTTCTGCTCCCTTGATAACCTTCTTGAAAGGTTTGTAAGCATCATACATAAGGAGAGTTTCACAATTACCATACATCTGAGTGCAGAATAGATTGATCTGAACAGATTGATCCGGGCCATATACATATTCGGACATTCTCTGTACAAGCAGGAAGTCAAAGATTAATCTTTTAGTGATCTCAGATGCTCTCAGTACCATAGTAATAACCGGGATATCCTCATTGAATCGTTTAGAGAATGTAGCTGCTAACAAACATTGCTTACCATTGTCATGACGATTGTTGAAAGTATAACTGATATTATAATTCTGAGTATATTTATTCCCAAGTAATCTAACTTTACTACGAAGCAAATCTAGCTTGTTAAAATCAATGTAGTTATTCAATAGTGAAGTCCATTTAGACTCAGTATAATTGAATGCTCTACCATAATCGAAATCGGGATTTACCCAAGCTTTTCGAATCTTAACGAATACATTATACACAACAGCAACTCCTGAGTTAGCCAGTGCTCCCTTTTTAAAGAGCACTGGGTCATATCTCAGGAATGCTTCATTCAACTTCTCCCAAGCTTCTTGGGAAGTTGCAAACTCTAATGAATGGATTGTTTCTTCTGTGTTTATTTCCAATCCTTCTAGCTTCTTATTCCAACCAGACATAATAGATTTTTAGTGATTAGTTATTAATATCCCGTAGACATTCTCCACAGGTTAAGTTTCTGTTTTCTATGGAAAAGTTCATAAAGATTCTCTGGATTAAATCCGTTGATTGCTAAGAACCCCAAGTACTTGATGAAAGAGATTACCAATGATTCCTGATATTCCAATTCCTTAGTCATCACCTGAGTTTGTTTCCATGGTCTGTTCTTAAGGAGATTACGAGTAAGTAACAATTGATGTGTTACTTGCCATAACAGGAAAGCATTTGCTGAATGTTTAATTGGACTCAATACATGAAAACCAGGAGTATAGCTATCTACCTTATCATAGTTTACCTCGAAGTCTTCTGCTAATTCCTTGCTGAAAAGTATAAAACCTCTTTCAATTACTTGGCTTGAGTTGATACATGATAACATATAAACTCCATAAGTCATAACCTGTTCCAAGGTATTTACCTCTTTAGCGGGAGATTCCTTATTTATATATGAATATATATCTTCTGGCAGAATATTTGAGTACAAGAGTAAAGTAATAAAAAATCCAATAGCATCTGCCTGTTCCTCATTTGCGTTCTGCAAATGATTTAAAAGCCTATCATATTGCTTCTTCTCCAAGATATCGATATTCCAGCCAACTTCATTTACGATTTTTACGGCTTCTACTGTTGAATCATATCCCTCAGAGAGTTCTTCTGTTACTCTACCAATAAAATCCTTCAGCATTACCTGGGATGTCCTTGAATTAACATCCAGAGGGTACTCTGGAAGACTTTCGATCTTAGAGTACCCTTCAAGTTGTTCTTTACCCAATTCATACATCCTATCGAGAATTTCTTCTCTACTGATGTATTCCTTGTCTAATTTTATATTTCTTACGTCCATTTAACTTAACTTTAGATTGTTATCTTCATCATTGTCACTATCCGAGAATAGGATATATAATATCCATAGTGCTATAAGTAAAGTTATTAACATGGTCATATCTTTAGTTGTTATCAGTTGAACCAAAACCATCTGAACCTCTTGTTCCCCAGTTCTCTGCCTCTGCTTCGTAATCTGAATTAGAGATTTCCTCAGGTGTAGTCAAGTAGATAGGGGTGTGAATGAATTGAATAAGTTTACTACCAAGTTCAATGTCCGTTGAACAAGAAGATGTGTTACAGATACCAATATGGATCTCTCCAGTGTATGGAGAATCTATTACCTCTGCTGTGAAGAGAAGAGATTGTTTAGAAGCTTTACCAGATTTATTAGCTGCAATGAGAGCTGAATCTTGGGGCTCAATCAAACCTCGGATACCAGATGGAATTAATACTCTTGCATGAGGACCTAATTTGAGTGAAGTTATAAATCCTGTTTCAGGATCTGTTTCTACTAATACCATCCCATAACCAGTAGCTTCCTTCGTTACGAAGATGTTCTCTGCATTTTTATTAGCAGTAACTAACTGATCGAAAGTGAGGTCCCTGGGAGTATAGAAATCTAATCCTGCATCCCCAACGTTTGATCTTTTTGGAGCTTCTACGTCTCTAACTTTTGTGAATCTGAATCTGTTCATAATGATTAAATTTATTTGATGTCTTTATAAATCTTTCTAAGGTCTTTTGAAGGTACTTCGTACTTCTTACAGCATTCTTCGATAATATCTTTTCTAGACTTACCAGCACGAATTAACTTCCTCATATGTTTTTTAATAGCTTTGATATCTTCAAGGATATCCAGGTCCTTGTAATGATTCTTTTCATTAAGTTCCTGTCTGGTGATATTTAAAACTTGTGACATTTTTAATGCACATAATTCTGAGTCCCCACAGAGTTTACATTCCTTAGTTGAAAGGTCATAAGCATTACCAAAGCAATCCTTATCACTGCCTAAGTTTGTTACATCTATTGGTTCTAATGGATCCTGATGATGAATATCAGGGAGATTGTTTTTAGCTTTCTTTACCATTGTCTTGCATATTTTAAATTTATATTACTATAGTCAACTTGCTGAAACCCTAGAGGGTGTTGCAGAATCCTAAGCCTTAAGTGGATAACTATATATTGATATAATTCATAACTAATTAGTTCCTATGATACTACCCAGATTAAGTGATCAAGATCTACTAAAATGGATTGATAAGGAAATAGATATAATTACTTATCAGTCGTCTGAAATTCCTTTATCTGAAGGTCAAATCAATATTACTCTCAAAAGACTTCAAGATAAAAGAAACTCTCTCATTCATCTACTCTCTAAATAGGAGATCCTAAAAGGGATCTCCTATTTTCTTGTCCGAAGGACAAGAGGATGTTTTATTCCACAAATATAACTTAATGTAATATCCTTTATCAGATTTCCTTTTCCTTTTAAAGGAAATTCCCTCGTTCCGAGGGAAGATAAATCAGTAATACAAAGTACTACTGATTTATCAGGGAAGCTTTCTTTATAAGGGAGATTCCCTTTTCAGCTTCGCTGATGAAGGATGATTGTTAGAAGGTTTTGTGGTTACTATTGAACCTTAGTTTAGTTGATTATTGAACTAATTGTGATTTAAGATTTCCTACTATGACTTAATTCCGAAGAGATATGTAGACTGAGCTCCTTTTGAGGATAGACGCTAATAAGGGTGCTAACTTATTTAACCTAAATTAACACCCTTATGAACCAAATAATAGTTAACAAGGTCAACTATTTTATGGTAATTACCTTTAATTTCTCTTCCTTATAATATCTCTTGCGAAGTTTGCCAGCCCTGTATAAGTATTTCCCAGGATAAACTAAATCATCCAGAAATACCCTATCCTTAGTTTCGCTCTTTCTAACTAATCTACCTAAAAATTGAATGGATTTTTCCTGAGAAATCATGCTTGCTGCATTAATAAGGAGACGTAGAAGAGGGAAATTCTTTCCACGAGCAATAATAGTAGTAGATACTAATATATCAATCTTTCCCTCTCTAAAATCTTTCATGATCTTACGTCGTTGATTTGGAGGAGTTTCCACATGAACACATTGAATATTTAGGTTAGTATCTAGTGAACTCTTTAAAAACTTATGTAGATTTTCACAGTGATTTACGAACTTACAAACTATGAGAGCTGGTAATCGGTTGTACTTCATATTATATTTCACCCGATCTAAAACCATTTTCCAAGCCGTCTTATTATAAGTGATGGTGTCCTCATAAACCTTAGCATAAATGTTTTCCTCGGATTCCCAGGAACCAAAATATTTCTCTGGCATCACCATCTTAACGAGGGTATCCGTTGAATACCCCTTCTTGATGGAATCAATTAATCTGAACTCTGCAATCTTCTTTCCAAAGTAACATTCTAGATTCCGGTTCTTCATCTTATCCTTTGCTAGCTTACTCATATAAATCGTTCCAGATAGGCCAATTCTAACACGAGTATTATAAAGATGAGTAATAACATTAGTATACATCTTACTACTTGCCTGGTCCGCTTCGTCAACCAGTACCATATCAACTTTAGATAATTCATTCTGATATAATTTTATGTTTCTAGAAAGTGACTGGACCATACCTATAGAAAAGTTTGACCAGTTAGTTACTTTACTACCTTGAATAAATGTGATGTCTTCTCCCGGGAGATATTGCTTGAACTCTTCCTTAGCTTGATTCAACCAGTCTGCATCATTGGTAATTAGCAGAGTCTTTAGCTGTTTCTTAAAAGAATAATATAAGGCTGACATTAAAAGAGATTTACCAGCATTCACCGTATAATCTATCACCCCAATATGGAAGTTTACTCCTCCACATTTATTATGTATAATCTTATTTACTGCATCTATTTGCTCTGGACGAAGTTTAAAATCTCCGATACTAGTAATAGATTTACTAACGATTGGAACTGGTTTTCTTAAATCAACTACCTGTGGATTTAATCCCAGTTCTTTACAAGCATTGAGTACTTCTGGTAATAATCCTATTTTAAAGGATCCTGACTTACTGATATAATCAATTATACCATCCCAGTTCTTCATTCTCCTCATCAGAAAGAAAGCACTTGGATGTTTGAGTTGAAACATCTTATATAACTGTTGTGCTTCTTTTAAAGGAATGTCCAGCATACACTGGTTACAATTCTGAATCACTATCCTCTGCATATTCCTCGTAATTTTTTGGTTTAACTTTTACTGATAGAGCTTGACCACAAACGATACAATTTGTATCTACTATCTCATTGCCTTCATCATCTTCCATATATCTATTATCGATAATTTCACCAGCATCCAGGTACGAGAGTTGTTTGCAATAAGGACAACGATAAAAGTTATCGTCCTCCAATTGAGTATCATAAACTGAGTCTGTGATACCTTTTCTTAAATGTTTCTTTTTCATGATTGTGAGATTTTAGACCAGAGAGAACCTTCTACTACTGGAGTATTAGGTTCTTTATCCTGGTGGTTACACCTATAAATATATTTATTAAATCTTTCTAGAGCTTTCTCTCCATACATCATATCAAGTGATGGAATACCATTACAGAAAGATAAGGCTTCGAATTGAGCCTTTATATATACTGGATATTCCCATCCGTTATCTTTTAATAATCTATGAAGTCTACAGAAATGAACATACTTATTTGGATTGTTCCTAAAGTCTTCGTAGATTCCCGTAGTACGAGCAATAGTTTTAACATACTCATTGTGGATAGCAACTACTTCCTGTTTAATGCTATAATCTTGAGTGTATTCCTCGATCTCCATCCAAGCTCCATAATCTTCTGTGATACTATCGCTCATCTGGATTAATTTCTGTAAAGCATTTCGGGTGTTACTCATTTTCTTGAAGCCATATTCCATGTACTTAATGAAACCTTGTCGAGCATTGAGGAAATTAAAGTCCTCACAGAAGGTATTGCATATATCTGCTAACCTTTTACATTGGTTCCAATTCTTTGGATCGGCTTCCGTGATTTTCCTAACTCCCCTATGCTTTAATTTTATACGGGTTGCATATAATATTTCAGCACATAAAGAGGTATCTCCCTTACTTGCTAGAGTAATTTGTGATACTTCCTTCTTAATCTTATTATTAGATATCTCTATTGCTCTAGAATCTATTGAATTTTTCCTTGCTAGATTGAAAAAAGTTTCCGTAGGGAAATAGGGAATCTCCAAATACTCAAGTAATTCTTTGAATTTACTTAATGTAATGTGAATTGATGGATCACGTCTCATACTAATCTATTTTTTAATTGAATTAGTTCACTGTAAGTTTGATAATGAAAGGAATAGACTAATCTCATAGTATTCTTTCTGCCAATATCATTTACGTCTCTTTCGTCAGGGAATATTACTACCTTCACCTTTTTGAAGTTTACTAACTTTAAAGCTAGATCGATTGCTTTATCAATAGCATCATGGTCCAAAAGGATGATGAATCTCTTTACTGGAGATTTAATAAACTCATTTAACTGATACCTACTAACTGCTTTACCCATAGTAGCAACCCCCCTCTCACCCATTGTAAGAGCATTAATAGCTCCCTCACAGATAAATACTTGGTTGTACATACCCAGGGCGTCATGATTGAAGATAATAAATTCCTTGCCTACTCCCGTGATATCCTTTGTCGGATTATTATATCGAGAGCCATTACCCATTACGTTTCTTGCGTTGTAATATCTGAGTTGCCCTTGATAATAATAAGGGATAATAAGATATCCGAATCTATCTCCAGAATCGCAATAACCAATTCCGTTCTTGGAGGCAAATTCTAAATCGAATCCCCTCTTCTTTACATAAGCCCTCATCCCCTTAGCTAAAACCGAATTACCCAGAGATATATTCTTATATCCTTCGGGGAGATAAACTGGTTTTGCTTCAGCTAATTCTATTTTCTCTTCCTTGAATGTTAGCTCATTGAAGGAACCGTTGTCTAGAAATCTTACTGCTTCCGAGTAAGTTTCTATGTTCTCCACATCCATTACCATCTGAATAGGAGATGGATGTTCTCCACATCTAAAACAATTACACCTATTAAGAGAGAGGTTGACTCCCATCTTATTCTCTCTACCACAATACGGGCAGATAGGAACTCGAAGCCAACCTCTTCTATATTCAAAGGCTGATAACCTTTGTACTAAATAGGTTTTTAATTGTGATTTAAATTTGTTAGTTATCTTCATGGTTATATATCTGCTACTGCATTAGCTTTCTTAGCATCCGGTTCATTCTTTTTATTTTTACTTAATTTGTCATCCAGAGTATTACCATAAATCTCATCATAAGTTCTTCGTTGTTCTTTGGTTAATTCTACTGCCCTTTGCTTTTCTATATCAACTTTAAATACTGCTCTACCATGTGGAGCTCCATCCCTTTGTACGACGATTTCTAATCTCTGAATACCATCATTCTCTTCCTGGGCAGTTGCATTTAAACCATATATACCTTGAGCATTTCTTACAATTGAAATAGCTCCAGATATATCATTCTCCTCATAACGAGTTTCTCGATGTTTTGCACCCTCTCTAGTAATATGATTAGCAGTCCAGATACAATCTAATTTCTCCTCGTCTGCTAAATTCTGGATATCTACATATACGTTACTGATACGTTCAAAATCATCCTTATCTTTGTTGATTGAAGCAAGCTTAGCTGCGTAATCGATTATTAACACGTTTATATTAATACCATTAGCTCTAAGCTTATCGATTAAATCCCTTATATAATTACAATCTGTAATCATTGCCGGAACTCTATCGATAATTAATTCAACTCCAAAACGGGATAACTTACGGATATAGGCTGATTCCTTTTTATCGTATTCACCACTGTACAAATCCTTTTTGGATACATTGATTGAACCTTGAATCATTCTATCCATGATTTGATTCTTACCGTTCTCAGTATCGATATATAATACCGATTTTTTCATTTTGAGATAACCTCTAGCTAAGTTTACCAAGAAGAAAGTTTTCTTAGCTTTAGGTTTATCCAATAATACAAGGACGGAACCAGATGGGAACCCTCCTGCATTAGTTAAATCATTCAATTGACGATAAGGAGATGGGATAACATCCGGATCTACCCTTCGTTTAAATTGACGATCTACCAAATCCTTGATGAGATATACTGGCTCCTCCTCTTTCTTAGGTTTTGAGTTTTGTAATACCTTATCAACCTTCTTACTATATTCCTCATACTGATCAAAGTTATTCAGATCGAAAGATTCATTTAAGTTCTTCATCTCTACATAAGTAGCAAACTTATAAACTTTCTCCTGAATATACTCAGAATCCTTAAGTGGATTGTTATATAAATCATCCACTATCTTAAATACATTAGGAATATCATCCCTGGTTATTAAGTCTACGTAATTTTTACTTTCTAGCAGTTCCTTAATTACTTCCTTTAAAACATTCTTAGAGGGTACTTTGTTTTTCTTCTTAATGAACTTAACAAGCCCCTCTGCAATGATAGAATGCTCTATTAAAACGTAATAACTAGGTTTTATCTTCTTTATAACTAATCCACCTTCTTTATCTTGGATTAGATACCTTAGAGTCTCCAGTTGAAATTCTGGAGTAAAACTAAACTTGATCTTATGTTTAATCATGTTAACTGTTTTAAATATGCAATAATCTATAGTTTCCTATAGTTCTCCATGATCTTTAGATATGAGTCATGATACATAAACATCCTAGAACTCCATCCAATCCACAGCTACTTGGTGAAATTTAGTTCTAAAAGTTTGCAATATATCAAAATATATATTATATTTGCAAATATTTAAAAACAAATAAAGGAAATGGGAACAAGAGAGAATCACAATGGATCCGAATTACATAGGTTAACTGCTATGCCAGAATCCTATGATAAAGACTTATTCAATCACCTTTACAAGATTAGTAAACCGGTGATTCGAAGATTGGCATCCCAAATTGATACAAACCGATTCAATGTATCAAGGGATATTATAGAATCCTACTTCTGGGACAAAATGCTTTTTATTTTCAACAAGTACTATGGAACTTGTTCTAATGATCACCTCCAAGCTAGAATCTTAAGTGGTTTATCAATTTTTAAGAATCACTTATTACATTCAGCTTACACTGAAAGAGCTCAGTTTAATCAATCCCTTAAATCCTTCGAGGATCTCTATGAAGATTCCAATGAAGATAAGGAAAATGATTTTGCTGAGGAAGAAGTTGATATCCCATTATCTGAAATGAGTAAGAAGGTATGGGATTATATGATGAGTAAACTTCATCCAGATGCTCAGTTGGTATTCGAAGCATTATTTACTCCGCCCCCATTTTTAAGAGAGTATCCAGATTATAAGGATGGTAATAGGATCACTAATAAGATGTTGATTGATTTCTTTGCACTCCCTCATACGAATAGTTCCGAGAAGTACATCAAGGAATTGAGAGAGGATGTAAACTATTGGATTGAAAGAGCTAAAGAAGATATCCACCTCTAAACACGGAAAAGGCCGGGACTTTTGATCCCGGCCTCCGTTGTGTTTAAAAACACGATCACCCTAAAAATAAAACTATGGACTTAGCTGATTTTAATAATATATCTAAGAGTAATTGCTTTCGGCAACTTAGTAGCATTCCACTGTTCAATGGTTTGCGATGCTTGATTACCTCCAGTAAAGTTATACGAAGAGTAAAGACCACCATTAACTACATTAACCGTTTGTCCAGCATAACCATAACTACCATTCATTGAACTACTTCTGTTATCCCAGTTCTGAGGAGTTACCTTCTCGGCATCCGTTGAATTATCCTGTTTACCAGTACCAACTCCAACTCCATGTCGATGCATAGGAAGTTCTGCTGCAGTAAGAGGATTACTATACTCCTGACCACTAGGGGGATTGTACAAAGCTCCAACTGAACTGAGGATGGTAGTTACTGCAGTTCCAGTGGGATTAGCAGGAATCTGAATACCTCCTGCAGTATAACCTACTACTACTCTACCAGCTGCATTACTATATTCTGCCCAGCCATCTGGGATAGTATCTCCAGCCCAGAGAATGATAGCTCCAGTTGGTAGTGCCAGTAAAGCCATATCTTCTTTTACCTCTTCCAGGATTTCCGATTTCAAAGCCTTGAGCAGATCAGAGATACTTGTTAAACCCTCATTACTTCTGCTCGAATTATCTCCAATGATCGTTTCTAATCGATAGAGGGACTGCTTAATAGCATTGTGAATACCTGGTGTGTAGTTCAGATGTTCAGGAAAACATCCATCCCAGGGAACCAGGGCGAAGCTTTCCAATGAAGTACCCAGTACCGGGTTATCTCCAGTACCATAAATACCAATCAGAGCAAGTGAGTTCTGGTTGTTATTATAATAGGTACAAGCAGCTAATGCTTTATTATCCAGAGCTTCATAAGAGAGTTCATCAGAAGTACCAGGATAATTATTAAAGTTGATCTCTCTATCACTAGTAGTAAGTGGATAATATGGATCGATGGACTTTTTATAAAGAGTATAGAAGCTTGTATTACTTTCTGACCAGAAAGCAAGAATGCTAACGGGATTCTCGATGGGTTCACTTACAGGAACATGGTATGCAAATACCAACACTTCGGAATAAGTACCTCGAGAACCCTGGATCTCAACCGTGATACTACTTGCATCACTAGAGAAAATGGTACCATCTTTTGCGATTCCTGCAAAGTAGGTTTGATTCTTTTCAGAATCTCCAGAACCCTTGGTGATGTTCCATTGCTTCTGTTTACCAACCATCTTTGAATACATTACACTATCCGAATTTGGTAGAGGATTAAGTGTAATGGTGTTCTTTGATTTATCGATAGTAGCGGATCCAAATCCTACGACTGGACCAACTCCGTGTACCATGGATATTGCCTCAGCAGCATCCTTGGATTTGATTACTTGATTGTAATTGAAATACGTCTTCATATCGTTTTATCTTTTAAGGGTTTAATGTTGATGAATCTGTTATAGTTTCTTGACCATCGGTTGCTAAATCTGTATCTCCAGTAGAAGTCTCTACGGGCTTGGTGATTCGGAGAAGAGCGGTTAAACCAGTTTCAGGATCTACAATGCGATAAGTACCTGGATCTTCCAAAGTAACATATGCTTCAACTAAAGCTGTCTGAATTAAAGTACTGCCCTTAAGAATCTCTACCGAGGTATAATTATATGAACCATTTGAGTAGACTCTTGTTTTAAAGGATACAACTCCATTAGCTCTAGCTGATTCTGTTCCGTATGGATAATCTTCCCAGTTAGTAACCCAGTTGGGATCATCCTCATCCTCAGGAAGGATTACAATTGAATTATTACTTAAGTCATTGCTGGATCCTCCAGACTCTCTAGTTACTACTACGGTAGCTGACTTTGAACTATCCACTATACTTTCGAATTTATAAGTTCCGATGCTAGTAACCTGGTATTCAACCCAGTCAGCAGCATTAAGGACCGTACCAGTATCTGTTCCATTCCTGTATACCTTTACTCGGTAATCTGCAGAGGATGAATCACCCGTTTCAAGGGTAACCAGTACGGGAATAGAAACTGAACCATAGAGAGATATTGAGTTATACTTAGTGGTGACCCGATAGGTAGTTTCCATGGATCTCTCACAAGTAAATCCAAAGTGGCCTGGGCCCTTAGTGTTAACTAATCTAGCTCGGATATTATGTAAACGTGTTTCTTCTGTGCCATCCTCTTCCCAAATATCTGGAACTACATCAAAGGTTAAGTTCTCAAATTTAGTGGGTTGCAGAACATCTCCATCTCTGTAGTACTTACCATTACTGCATAACAGTTTAACATAATCACTACCATCCTCATAGTTGGTATAAACTCTAAGAGTGATATCCAGGCCAGAGATATTAACTCCCTTATAGGAAGTGGGACTGCAATAACCAAAAGCCGTTTCCTCTTTTCGAGTAAGGTTGATAGTTACGTTATTGTTAGGAGCAGCAGCTAATTGAAATACTACCTTCTGAATACCAAGTTGATCCTCCGTGTCTTGGGGAGAAAAAGTATAAGTATCTGTATATACGTGTGTACCACTATTATATGAGCTAACTTTTTTGGTGTAATTACCCAGTACTAAATTTACTGCCGAACTTTTAGAATACAGTACCTTAGAACCATTGCTTACTGTTTCCCCGTAAAGAGTACCCGTTACTGATACACTAATAGTATTCACGGGTGTATCAAAGGATTCCTTACCATTAGCAAAGAACTCAGTACCCGGAGTAACCTTGTATTCCAAAGCATACCACTTATTAAGGATTACACTGGTTACCTGGAGTGTTTCAATGATCTCAGTATTAGCTACTCTGATATAATAAGTACCTGCTACTACGATATCAAGAATGTCTCCCGAGTTGTGATAATCTCCCCAGTGAACTTTATCACTACTTACTTGCCAACGAGTATCTGTACCAGACCAGTAGCTTGTCACTTCTACCTTGTAATGAAGAGTATCGATAGAACCAATAACCAGGGTGTTCTCATCGGCATCAACATCTAACTGGGTAACGGTAAGCTTTATACCATCATCCACTTCCATACCCTGGTACAGGATCTTAGCCTTCACATTATAAGGTAAGTATCTCTCAAAGAAGGATTCGATCATTCTACGGAAAGCAATGAAATCAGAAAGAGATGCCGGTAATTGACCAGTAAAGATGGTTGCCTCATTATCTCGCAGGTAAGTTTCTTGGTCATCCGAGTATACGATATAATTCTGAGTACCTCCATCCGATAAGTTATAAGCTTCTACACCTTCATAGAGATTCAAAAGGCCATCATACTTACCACAGTAGAGAATTTGTTTAGAATCATAGAAGTACTCCGAGTTGACATCAGCAAAGCCTTGTACACTGGAGATATCGAAGGTTACCTCAATACATTGGTTACAGCGATAATCTGTATCGAATTGAGCATCATCATATGAATAACGGTCCTGATCGTACAGAGGTTTATCATCTGCCCAAGCATCGAAGGATGAAGAGTATCCAGAAGTTGGATCAGTAACTGTACATTCGAAACCATAGAGTTTGAACAAGGTTTCGAAGAACTTCTTAGTACCTCTGATCTTAATAAGAGTAATTGCGAATCTAAGGATGTTTCTTACCTTCTCTTCGCTTAATACTACTGGACCACTTTTAGTACGTGTCCATACTTTTGATAGAGCTTGGAGCTCTTCCTTAGTTTTAAGACCGTTATAATATTTATTGAACTTCTCTTGGTCGATGGAGATACCATAAGCAAATGGTATTTCGCCAAGAAATTCCCAAAGATAGTTTAAGTACATCTCAGGAATATTATCAATATCTATTAGGTCTAGTTCACTTTCAACATCAGGTAAAGCAACATCTGCTAAATAGGTTCCACAAATGTCTAGAAACCTTTCCAGAATGCCTTTACCATTAACCTTATAAGTATCCCTTTCCTTATATTGGTAAGGAAAGAGATTTATTAAGTTCTTGAGGTCAATCATAATACTTCATTGATTGTTAAGTTCAACTGATCACTGCTCTGGAATACCGGGAGGTTAAATCCAGGTTCTACGTAATCCTTGTTCGGTTCAGAGATTAAGATAGAATATTTATAGCCAGAAGCATAAGCATTAGCTTGAATACCAAGTGAGAAGGTCATACCATTTTCAGTATCATCAATTACCTGGGAAGATCCAGTCTTACCAGTAGTTACAAAACCGTTTGCCTGAGAACGGATTTCATAAGTAGATGAACTGGTGAAGGTAATAAAGTAAGTCATACTACCAGTAGCCTTCTCCAATACGAAGTTGCTGATTACCAGGGATGAGTTACCATACAAGGTGTTGGGCCATGGCTTTAAGTAGAACTTATTGATGTGAAGGTAATCTACTGTGGAGAGATTATCGATCAGAGCATAGATATCTGAAATTCTAACCTGGCCTCCAATCTCGGAGTTCTCAATAGAATACTTATCCATCAGGGCAGTTGTGATCTGAGCTGAGATCTCATCTGAAGAGAAGGATTTGTTTCCTGTTACTTCGATGTCAAGCATGATGTCAGTTACACCAGTAGACTTAACCTTTAACCAAGTAGTGAGAGGAGCTCTCTGGGATAAGTAATTGTATACATTGGTTAAGAGTGTACTAGAAGCGGTTGTACCATTATCTGGAGTGATATAAAGATTGAGCTTTCTACCACATTCATATTCTGCTGCTGCTTTGTTTACTCCGGCTACTTGCATAGCCAGATCGATGAAGTCCTGCTTGGTGATGGCAACTCCCAGGGTTCTAACGTGCAAAGGGATGTGTTCCTTGAGCATCTCAAACGTTTCATAGTCCGAGCCTCCTGAAGCAGCATAAGGATTAGAGCATACTGCATCTGATACCTTCTGCTGGATAGAAGTAGGTACATTAGTAACCTGTCCAGCTAATACATTAGCATTGTACCCCTTGGTAATATAATAGGTACAATTAGTAATTGAATAACCGGGATCGGGGATCTTACCATGTACGCCATCACCAAATACAATGTAGAGTTCCTGGTTAGAATCTACCTCTACTCGGTAATGTGTATCAAACTTACCAGAATAAGCAAACGTTTCTACTAAGCTCCAGGTAGTATCTCCAATAACCAGGGTCATGGTACCATCTTCATAGTAGTTACCATTGCTTAATGCTTGGAGTTTGATTCGTCTAGTAGCTCCTTCTAATTTCATATTTGGAATTACTGTACCAATAATTCTGGTGTCTTTGTAAAGAGTATGCTGAATTAAAGGTACTGAGACTTCAGTAGTATTAGCATACCAGGTAGTATCTTTTGCTACTAGCCAGGTATTACTCGAGTTATCAGTGAAAGCCAAGCCCTTGCTAATAGCCACCTTTGCATTAATCTGATCGCTAGTGAAAGGTCTTGATAGTATCACATCCACGGTAGGAGCTACTGCTCCATGAGGGTGATAATCTACTAATGCTCCATGTTTAACTAGGGAGTCATACTTTCTAGCAGTGCTAAAGAAAGTTTCTCGGGCAGTAGTGTCAATGTAATAATGGATTACTTCGGCAATAGCTGCAAACATGGAGATAATCATCACAAGGATATTACCCTCACTCACATCAGTGATTAGAGTATTACCCTTCGAATCTTTGAGGGCCTTCAAGTCCTCAATAAGCTTTGCTTTGATCTGTTGGTAGGATCTCTGATAAGGAGATAACCATTTGTTTGTAACGCTCATTGTTTTATGTATTTAGGGTGTTAGTACTTGAATCATACACTAGGGTACCAGTTTTGCTAGAGGAGTTCCCATTAATTTGATATGTGAATACTATGTTCAATTTACTTCCTTCTCTAGTAAGTGTGGTACCTTTATATACTATACGTTCTTCCCAGCTCTCAAAAGCATCTCTCATGAATTGATTAATTACATAAGCTTGAGCTTGGGTATTCTGTTCCTCGAGGCATTCCCAGATTCGGGAACCAAATTCCTCTTCTCTAAACTTGATACCAATCTGATGGAGGAATACTGCTTCCAAGTTATTTTCGATTAACTTAGTATCTCCCTCCACAGGGTACCATCCGGCTTTACCATCTGAGTTCTTTGTGATTTCGATGGGGAATAGCATACCGGTTCCTATTAGGGTTTTGTAGATATTATCCATTAGTGTGTAAATTTAGTATCTTCATAATCCGATTTATTAAAGGGACTAAAGGTCTTGTCCTGAGTTAAGATGGAGGGTCCAGACATACTTCCTCCAGAGCTAACTCCACTGTGAGTGTGAGTATTAAATTTACTTCGAAGCTCTTCTAGCTCTTTGATGAGGTTATTAAGTTTATCAGTAAGCTCCTGGATCTTAACTACCCCATCATTGTTACCACTATTGATACGGACTAAGGAATCCGATGCTAAATCCAGGGTACCAGGAGTATACACCGCGATGTCACCTTTAACATAAATATCAAGATGATTATCTTCCTCATTAAGAGTAAGTATATTGCCATTAGGAGTAACTATACCTAAGACATTCTTATTGTCTAGAGGTAAAGGTATTTCTCCTTCTGCCCAACCATAATACTCCCAGATGGGTTTAGATAAATCTCCAGCTTCGAAAGTTACCCATACTACATCTCCAATCTGGGGAGCCAGGAATTTGAAGCCAGAGTTTAAAGCTCCATGTTGTCCCTTGGGAAGAGCCCAAAGCATTACTCCGTTTACTGCTGGAACACATACCTTTAAGCGATTCATTCCACGGGGATCCTCGTTGTTTACAACGTACCCCTTATAGCAAGAGTAGTATCTTCCGATACCCTCTATACCTTCATCCACTATGATTCTTGATAGATCTTCCATGTTACTTAGCTTTAATACCCTTAGCAATAGCTTCTGCTGCTTGCTTACCATATTTAGCCCACTCTTCTGCAGTAGGCTTTCTACGAAGGGTGATAGTATTCTTAACTCCATAACCTTCTCCGAGAACCCAGCCAGTCTGTTTAGAAACTT